TGCCCCGCACCCGTCCACTTCGTACCAAGGAAGAGATTGCGGCGGTGCCGCAGGACCAGCCCGTCACCGTGTCGTGGGAGCCGGAAGGTACCGTAATCCTTCCAAAGGAGGAGCGGGAAGAGCCGGTCCAGCAACAGGCCAAACCGGAAGCCCAGACCAAGCCGGTCACGACCGAAGACGAGGCTACGCTGGACCTTAAGCAGCAACTTGAGGATTTACGGAAAGCCAATGTCGAACAGCAAGCCCGCTTCAACCAAGAAGTCCAAGCCCGTCAAGCAGCGGAGCAGCGTTCCCACCAGCGGGAATATGAGACTTACCAACACAAAATCCGCGCGGAAGACGCTGAATATGACGCTATCCTTAATGCAATCGGTGCCGCCGAGTCTGAGGCCGAAGCTGCTCAACGTGATATCTCGATTGCTACCGAGGCTACCGACTCAAAAGCGGTAGGAGAGGCAAGTCGTCGCCTTGCGCGTGCTGAAAGCCGTCTATCCCAGCTTGAAGATGGCAAGATGGCCATCGAGCGGGCCAAGACCGCCGCCGCCGAGAGAGCCAAGGCGGCTCCCCGCCAGCAGCAAGCGCCTCAGCAGCAGCAAACGGTGGATCAGTATATAGATTCGATACCCAACTTGCTGCCAAGCCAGAGAGCGTGGCTTAAAGGACACCCTGATGCCCTGACTAACAATCAGCAAAACATCTTGGTGCAGGCCGCTCATGTGAGGGCGGAGAAAAAGGGGTTACAGCCCGGGACTACCAAGTATTTCAACTATTTGGAGACTGAGCTTGGCTACAGGGAACCAGAGCAAACCGAGGATGAAGACATGGACGAAAATGACAGCAAACCGGCTGGCCATGTCGCGGCTCCGCCATCCCGAAGTGCGACCAACCCTTCTACCGGACGGCAATCTTCCACGCGAATTACGCTTACTCCTGCACAACGCGAAGCTGCAAGAGATTCAGGGGTGGACGAAATCACCTATGCCAAGAACCTTCAAAAGATGAATGAAATGAAGGCTCAGGGCCTCATTAACTAAGGAGATATCCATGGGACGCCCCCCGGGGACCAAGAATAAGCCTAAGCTTAACGTTATAGCTGAGGACAACGATGAGATTGCTGCAAAGCCACAGAAGGTCCAAGTAGTTACAAGTACCAAAAAGAAGGCCGTGAAGATCGATTACGACCGTCAGGCCGCCTTGGAGGAAGAGAGTGATATGCTCCATATCCCCCCGGATATTATCCCGGACGGCATGCGCTATAACTGGAAGACGCTTTCTGTCTTCGGCCAGCAGCAAACCCGCCGATATGGCCGATACCAAGCCACGGGCTGGGAGCCGGTCCCGGCATCCCGCCATCCCGGTCTTTTCACCCCGAAGGGGTTTGAAGGCGAAATCGAATATGACGGCCTGATCCTGATGGAGAAGCCGGAAGAGCTTTGCAGGCAGACAGAGGCCCGCGAGTTCGGTAAGGCCCGTCAACAGGTCCAAGCCAAGGAGCAACAGCTTCGTGGTGGCGATGCTGTCAGGTCCAACCTTGCCGATACCGGACACCAATCTGCCCGGAAGGCCACCTACGTCCAGAAAAGCTATGAGCGTATCGATGTCCCGGAAGGCTAGTTACGAGAACCTGCTGGGGCATATCCAGCATCATAATATCCGCAAATGGCTCTTGGACGGAGCCAAGCGCGAGGATGCCAATACGATCAGGGAGGCAATTGGTCATCTTTCTGATGGCCAGCTTGCCCGTAGATTTGCCCGTTTATTGGCACAAGATAGCCGCTAGTTTGACCCACCCTTATTTCTGACATATAAATACCGTTATTCAGGACGCGCTGTCCTTCTTCCCATCACACGCCGTGGTGGCTTCCGTTGATCCCTTAGAAATAGGTCTAGGGAACGACACAGGAGCTATCCATGGCCAATACCCTCGCCCCCTTCGGTTTTCGTCAGTTCCGCCGCCTTGATGGCGGTGCCCCGACTGCGGGCTTCGATACCCTTACCATTGCATCAAGCGACACCAACGTCATCGGTACCGGCGACGTTGTAGCGACCTCCACCACTGGTCCCTACGTCACCGTGCTTTCGTCTGGCCTGTCTCAGGTCCGTGGTGTCTTCTTTGGCTGCGAATTCTTCAGCCCGACCGTCAACCGCAAGGTTTGGTCCCCGTTCTTCCCGGGTTCGGTTGCCACCACCTCAGGCACCGCTGACGCGCAGGCGTGGGTCTGCACCGATCCGGACATGCTCTACATCGTGCAGTGCTCGACTTCCGGCACCGTCACCTCTTCCATGGTCAACCTGAACTTTGGCGTGTCGTCCGGTACCTTCGGTGCCGCCAACACCACGACCGGCATTTCCGGCATGACGCTGGCATCCACCTCCTTCGCCACCACAGCTACCCTGCCGTGGCGTCTCTACGATCTTTATTCAAACTGGGCACCTCCCGGCGTCAACGGTACTGACAATACCTCAGCCGGTAACATCGTTGTTGTGGCTCCCAATAACTTCGACCGCAACAACACCACCGGCATCTAAGGAGTAATCTAATGCCCGTCGCACTCGCTCAAATTCGTGACCTGTTGCTCCCGGGCCTTTGGGGCATTTCTGGCAAATACGACCAGATCGAACGTCAGTGGCCGAAAATCTTCAAGACCACCGACTCCAAGATGGCGCTGGAGCGACGGGCTTCCATGCGCTACCTCGGTCTTGCCCAGCTTAAGCAGGAGGGTGGTGTCACCGCCTTCGACAATTCGGCTGGTGAGCGGTTTGTCTATAACCAAGAGCACAACGAAATCGGCCTTGGTTATGCGATTACCAGAAAGGCAATCGATGACAATCTGTACAAGGCCGAGTTTGGGCCTTCCAACGATGGCCTTATGGCTTCGTTCCAGCAGACGGAAGAAATCTACGCCGCCAACGTGCTGAACACCGGCAACGTGTTCAACGCCAACGTGGGTGGTGACGGCAAGGCGCTTTACGACCCGGCCCATCCCATCGATGGCACCACGATTGCCAACCGGCCCTCCGTGGACGTGGACCTCAACGAAACCTCCATGCTCAACGCGGCGATTGCCATCCGCTCGACGTGGAAGGACAATGCCGGGCTGAAGATTTACGCCCGTGGCAAGAAGATCGTGATCCCGACCCAGCTTGAGCCGGTAGCGATCCGTCTGTTCCGCAGCGAGCTTCGCCCCGGTACAGCCACCAATGACGTGAACGCCATCCTTGGCATGAACGATTCTCTCAAGGAGAGCTACGTCATCAACGACTACCTGACCAGTGCGTTTGCTTGGTTCATGATGACCAACGTTGACGGCCTGATCTACATGAACCGCATTCCATTCGAGATGGACATGCAGGTTGAATTCACCACCGACAACCTGTTGGTCAAGGGATACCAGCGTTACAGCTTCGGCTACTACGACTGGCGCTCGACCTACGGGACGTTCCCGCTCTCTTAAGGAGCCGCTAATGATCTTGGTATTCAACGCTGGCGTGATAAGGTTGGGGACTTTCGGGGCCATCAAACCGCTTATCAGCAGGGCCGCATCGGCGGCGGCGGAGATTACCAACGTCATCGAGTGGATTGTTCAAGTCGATACCTAAAGAAGGAACCTGATTTATGGCCGCGCAATCCACCACCATTTCCTCACTGGGCGTCTCGCCAGTGATTATCCTGAACCCGGTTCTGAAGACCACGACACTTCAGGTCACGGGGAACGGCTCTTCGGGGGCTGGTGTCTTCGTTCAGTTCACACTGGACGACCCGACCTTTACGCCAGCGCCGACCATCTCTTGGGCCAACCTCAGTTCAGCCATCGTCGTCTCGACTTCTCCGGGCGTGGACGCCAACACCATCTACACCGTGCTGTCGCCGCTCGGTGGCCTTCGCCTCTCTTCCAGCAATGCCATTTCCGGCAGCGGCATCACGCTGAAGAGCCTGCAATCCGTTACCGGTTAATAAGGAACGTTATTATGGCCAATCGTCACAAGGGCGGGAAACATAGTTCCGCTGGCTTCAAGACCGGTGTCACCGAGACGGCGGGTGGCGGCGTCGATTACAGCGGCGGCAAAGAGAACGTCATGAAGGAAGCCAAGTCCAGAAAGGACACCTTCAAGTGTGGCGGCAAGGTGATGGGCGAGAAGTCCAAGAAGCGGATGGACAAGTTTGCCCGTGGTGGCCGTACTGGCGGCTCACCCTTCTCTTCGGCGTATGTAAGGACCAACGGGGACGCCTAGGTGTCAAAGAACTGGATCAAGGGTGCCATCAAGCATCCCGGTAGCTTCACCAAGGAAGCCAAGGCTGCCGGGAAGCCTGTCCACGAATTCGCTGAACTGAAGAAACACGCTTCCGGCAAAGTCGGTCAACGCGCCAGATTGGCTCTCACTCTGGGCAAAATGCACAAGAAGTGAGACGCCATGCCCTCGATGCCAAAGGTAATCACGGTGACTGGCCTGTCCTCCACGACAGGTTTTGATGTCTTTGTCCCTGATTACATGAACATGACCGCTCCAATGAACATTGGCATTGGCGTCGTCAGCACTGGCAACACCTACAGCATCGAGCAGACCTTCACCAACATAGGCCCCGGGTCAACGATCACGGCAACAGGTGCGGTATGGTTTGCATCATCGTTTTCCTCGGCGCAGACCGGGAACGTGTTTGGTTCCTTTACCCTCCCGGTTAATGGCATCCGGATTAACGTAACAGCCGGTACCAGCACCGGCACCGTGGTAGCCACCCTCATCTCAGGGGGGTAAGTTGGTGGATGTCTGTCAACTATAACATCCCGACTATCAATGCCCAGCTGCTTGATGTGGTGGCCAATATCGATGCTGGCTCCAGCTTTGGCATGCTGAGATTACTACCAACCACCTCAACCGATACGGTCTGCCTGATCCCACTTGCCAAGCCATCTGGCACGGTTAGCGGTGGCATCTTGACCTTCATAGGCATGCCTCAGACGGCCCCGACGCTGTTCACCACCACCCCCACCAATCCATTGGCCCTTGCTGATATCGAAGATTCCGGCGGAACTGTGGTGGTTTCTGGCCTGACTGTTGGTGTTTCTACGGCATACGATATCCTTATTCCCTCGGTCCTGATATTAAGTGGCCAGAGCATCACGCTCCAATCCGCCACGATAACGGGAGTATGAGAGTGGAAACCGCCAAGCTGACACCCACCGGGACCGAAATTCTCAAGGCCAAGGGCCTCAAGAAGAAAACCAATGGTAAGTCTTCTGCTTATGAACCAATCAACTTTACACCAATCTCAGGGATGCAAGCATCGACTAACACCCCCTCTATATTACACGCAACCGTGCAACCGTCGCCAGAAGCCGCACCAAAACCGCTGAAGATTGCACTTATCGGCACCGCGCCGTCATCTCGCCTGTTGGCCCCATTTAATGACCCGGATTGGCAAATTTGGGCCTGTTCCCCCGGTAATATGGACCAATTACCCCGTGTTGATGTCTGGTTTGAAATCCACAGCAACCTGCTCTGGCCGGAATGCGAGAGCTACGGCAGGCCATACGTGGAGTGGCTGAAGAAACAGACCTTCCCGATCTACATGCAGGATCAAAGACTGGTCCCGAATGCCACGCCGTTGCCGATCCAAGACCTTCTCAATGAGTTTGGCAGATACTTCTTCACCTCCAGTTTTGCATACATGCTGGCGATGGCCATCAAGGCTGGAGCCAAGGAAATAGCCCTGTTTGGCATCGATATGGCGTCCAAGGACGAATACATCCAGCAACGCTCTGGCGGCCACTATTTCATGCAGGAAGCCGCAAAGAGGGGGATTGTCGTCAATGTCCCGTATGAGAGTGATCTGGCGCAACCGCCGCCGCTATACGGGTATGCCGACTCCACGCCGTTTGGCAGAAAGCTGTACGTCCGGGAGCAGGAGCTTAAGGGAAGAATTCAACAAGCCGAACAGCAACTGGCCCAGCTTAATGGCGCTGTCCCCTTCCTGAAGGGTGCCTTGGAGGACATGGACTACATGAGGTCCATCTTCGGTGGCGTTCAAACATAGCAATGAGACACGGGTAAAAATGAGTGTTTCCCGCGCGGTCTACTGGGCCAAGCGGGAACACTCCAAGAAGAAGCGTCAACGCAAAGCCAGTCCCAGACGCGGCAAGCCGGTCATCTGCAAAGGTATCGTTTACGAAAGCGTCTCCCACGCCGCCAAGGCCAACAATCTGACCCGCGACCAACTTCGCTCAGCCCTCCGCCGCAAGACCAATCCCGGGCACATTAACGGACTAAGATTCAGCTATCTGGTCTGGTCAGTTGATAATTCCGGAGGTTCGGATATTGTGGCTAAATCGCGTCAGAAGCGGGAAAACAGGGGTTTTTAGACCATGGCAAACTTTGCAATCACCAACGGTTCCACCTCGGGCGGCGGTACCCAGCAGCCTACCGCAGCGGCCTATACCGGTGCCCTGATCGGCATCACAAGCTCCGGTACCGCGCCGAACATCAAGCGCTCCAAGATTTATGACGTGCTGATCGGCACCAACGGAACGCCTGCCGATAACTTCGTGGAGTGGGATATCAGCCGCGTCACGGCTGCATCCACCACCACCGTCCTTACCCCCACCGCGCTCGACTCCGCCGACGCCGCCTCGCTGTTGGTGACGACCGTCAACAGTTCGACCTTCGGCACCATCACCACCGGTTCCAACGTCTTCTACATTGGTGTCAACCAACGTGCATCCTATCGATGGGTAGCCGCTCCGGGCAGTGAACTGGTGGCTCCCGCCACTTCGTCCACTGGCTTCCAGCTTCGTTGTCGCTCAGCCGCCTACACCGGCACGGCAACTGGAACGATCCTGTTTCAGGAGCAATAAGAGAAGCATGAGGAACCCGGGCGGCTACGCCTTTTCCTTCGACCCGGGCGGCATCCGGCAGGAAGCCGACTCCTTTACCTGCTTCCACTGCAACCGGGTCATTATGGTCAAGCCTAAGTGCGATCCCACCGAACTTGGTGGGATGTGCAGGCTTTGCATGAAGATGATCTGTCCTGAATGCGTCGATAAAGGCTCCTGCGACCCGTTTGAGAAGAAGCTGGAGCGGTCGGAAAAAGAGTACCGTCGCCGCATCCAAATGTGAGGCGACATGGCCATCCGCGTCATAGATATCGGAACAGCCTCTGGGACGGCTGGAGCCACGGTTACTATTACCGGTGTTACCATTCCTGCCGGGGCACTTATATTCATTGCGGCGTTTGAGAAGAACACAAACGGTAGCTTTGGCAACTTTACAGATACTGCATCAAACAGTTATTTCGGCGCTGATGTATCAACCACCTCCGCTGGCACATCCGGTGGTACCTTTGTAAGCCAATATGCTTTCAATGCTTCCGCCATTAATAACGGTAATATCACCTATACCAAGGCAACATCCGGTGTTTTCACCGCGCTGACGGCATTCTACGCGACTGGAATACTTCGTACATCCGATCCTCTTGATTCCAACGCCGCTAACGGCACTACCGGCACTAGCACTACACCATCCATCACAAGCGTGTCTCCATTATCCGTCAGTGGAGAGCTTGTCGTTGGTTTCTTGGCATGGGTAGCTGGGGCTGGTGATACCTACATTCAAGATACTGCAAATGGCTACATTACCCCATTCGACTCTCTTATAAACACCGGAGCGGCGGCTGGTATCGGTGGCGGATATATCATCCGTCCGATCACGGTGGCTCCGACCTTCGCACCCACCCTGAATAACAGCAGGGCATGGGCTATAAGCATTCAAGGTTTCAAGCCGGGTTCTGATCCCCCCGGCATCCCTGATGACGTAGACCTGTATGCAACAGTGGCGTGATGTCAGAGAAAAGCGCAGTGGCCGGGATTATTGATAGAGGTGGCGGCCTGCGAGTCGTCGTTACCCAGCCATGGCTGTTAGGCCATCATGTAGGACCGGGAGAAAAATTATTCATTGTCCCTGATCTTTGGGTTCAAGAGCCTGTTCCTTGGAATGATATCGAGCCGATGATATCCCGGGTTCAGAAATATGTGGCGTCACAACAATGACGCAAGTCTTCCTTCTCAAGGCAACCTCCTCACCGTGGGCTGTCCCGGCTAATTTCACTGTTGCTGGCCATACCGTCGAGATGGTTGGTAACGGGGGCAATACTGGCATCCCAGCAGTGCAGGGCACCAGTAGTAGGGGCGTCGGCGGTGGTGGCGGCGGCGCGTATATAAAACTTCTCTATTCGTCAGGCACAATTACTCCCGGCACAACGACGATACCATTTGCTATCGGCGGCCCCGGGACCGGCAGTGATCCCACCACGTTCTGGGAAGGCACCACCATTACCAACAGCTATGCTGTTCATAATGGTGCCGATACGACTAGCTTTAGCGGTGCTACGGGTGGGGCATCCACCCTTGGTCAGTTCGGCACCCCTGCCATAACCTACACCAATCCGATTGGCTCCGCTGGTGGTAATGGTGGGAACGCCCAATCCGGTGCCGTTGGCGGTGGTGGCGGCGGCGGTGGTGCCGGTGGCCCCAATGGAGCGGGTGGTAACGGCTTTACAGCAACTTCTACATTCGGTGGTGGCGGCGGCGGCGCTAATAATGGCACTACCGGTAATGCACCGGGCCAAGCTGGCGGTACTGGTAGTTCTGGTACAGGTGGTAGCGCCGGTAATCCCGGCGGCAATGGCACGGGTAATTCGGGTGGTGGCGGCAGTAATACTGTATCTACAGCAGTGGCCACCACAGGCGGCAATGGCGGCAGCGGCACAGACTTTGATGGTACTCACGGGCTTGGTGGTGGTGGTGGTGCCTCTGGATCAAACTCAGGTAACGTAGTCGCGGCCAATAAAGGTGGCAGTGGAGGAAGTTTTGGTGGTGGTGGCGGCGGCGTCGGCTCAATCCGTGGCACCGTTGGCACTAGCGCCAAAGGAATTGGCGGCGATGGCCTGATTATCATCACGGACTTTCCTCCCGCAACATTCTTTGGCTTCCAGCAACTTGATCGTATTCTTCCACCAAAGAACATTGTTGGTCTTAAGGTCCGATATCCATTTATCGCTCTGGCTCCATTCATCCCTTGGTACGAAGCTCTTTCCGAGCCAGTCCGTATCAAACCCGGTCAACGCGCAGAGAGACAGAAAGACTTCTTTGCCGAACCGTTCGGTCTTACCCAGAAGGAGCAGGTAACAGAAAGCCGCTGGCATCAGCCGTATTCTGATCCAGTCAGAAGAAAAGGCATCACGGTTGCACTGATTGCTTCTGGATTTATCGGTCCAGTGGTACCGCCGCCTACACCTATATTCCCTGATAGTTGGCTCAGACCATTATCTGAACCAGTCCGGGTAAAGCCTGATATCGGCGCTCCCGGCAAGGTTCGTTATCCCTTCATTGCTGTCGTCCCTCATATCGGTTGGTATGAGCCGCTCAATGAACCGGTGCGTCCAAAGACGCTTGCTGCGGCCAACCAGACCTTCCAGTTCTTTGTCGCACCATCTGGTGAAGTCACTACTGCCGACAAATGGTACAAGCAGTTCAATGATCCAGTCAGGCGCGTTGCTACAGCCACTCGATCAGAGCAGCTATCGATAGACACCGACCCTGTTGTCTCTTTTGGTTGGTTCGGCAATCTTTCCGATCCATCAAGACCCAAGTCATCTGTTGCTGGACAGTCCTATCAGTTCTTTGTTGCTCCATCCGGCGAAATAATAACCGCAGACAAATGGTTTGCTCAGTTCCGTGATCCGGTTCGTCGTATCGCTACGCCTACCCGCTATGAACAAATCATAATCGATACCGACCCGATTGTTTCGTTTGGATGGTTTGGAAATCTGTCTGATCCATCCAGACGTGTAGCTACAGCCACTCGCCACGAACAGCCTTCTTGGTCATTATTCCCGGACAATGTGACGTATGGCTGGATTACGCCGTGGCTCGATCTTATCCGAAGGGTGCCACCTACTCGGTATGAGCAACCCTCTTGGTCCCTCCCCGGCGAAGTCAGCACTGTAGATAAGTGGTTTAAGTCGTTTGCTGAGCCGGTCAGGCGTATCGCTACGGCTACGCGCTATGAGCAGCCATCTTGGGCACTATTCCCGGATAATGTCACTTATTCTTGGTTGACGCCTTGGCCTGATTTAATACGCAGGACGGCCACAGCTACCAGATATGAACAGCAGTCTTGGTCGCTGTTTGTAGAGCCGGTAGTCGTCACTTTCGGCTGGTACGAAAATCTTTCAGACCCTACGCGCCTTAAGCCAGATATTGGCGCTGCCAGCCGCATTAGATATCAATTCGTAGCAAGCTCAGCGCGGATGAGTTGGTTTAGTCGTTTGTCTGAACCGACATTGCCAAAAGGGCCTAGAGTTGCGCTGCAACCCTCCTTTAGCTTTGCTCCGCTTCCGGTCGCGCCATTCAGTTGGTTTGCCAGCTATACCGACCCGACCCGACGCATTGGCATAAGGACGGCGCTGGAGCCGTATTTCAGCTTTGGGCCGTTCCCAATACCCGCCCCAGTCAACTATGTAGCCAGCTATTATCCCGACCAAATACCGAGAGGGCCAAGAAGCCCCGGCCTTGGTGTCAGATATCCGTTCATTGCGGTCGTTGTCCGGATGGATTGGTTCAGCCCGCTGGCTGACCCGACCCGCAGGGTACGAACAGCATCTCCGTCAACTCAGGTCCAGCCGCCATTCCCGATAACCCCCTCTTTTGCATGGTATGCCCCATGGCGGGAGCCGACGCCGCCCAAGCGCCGTAACCCGTTCTTCCAGCCGTTCATATTCACTTCCACGCCTCCAATCATCCCGTCCTATGGCTGGTACGGCAACCTGTCCAATCCGAGGTGGAACAAACCCAAGGTCTGGGAGGGCCAGTATCAGGCTTGGAACCCGGCCACCATCAACTTCAGCTATCTGGCCACCATGTCGGCCTATGAGCGCCGGGACGTTATGTCTGCCGTGCTCTACGCCTTCAGCCCACCTGTCCGGGCTTACGTCGATATCATCACAAAAGACCCCAAATATCGGGGAAATCTGACCGTTATTGGAAACGCGCCAGAACCTAGTATACTCGCCTCAATTGTGACGCCTCAGACGATCCCGGCTACCGGAACCCCGGTAGCGGCGGTCAGGGCTAGGGTGGCCATCATCGTGTCATAGGGACGGCAATGACCACAAACGTCAAACAAGGCAATACCGCTCAGTTCGTTGCCGAGTTCCTAGACATCAACGGAAACCTGACGGTGCCGGGCGGCGCGTTCCTGAACATCACCTATCCGCTGGGGCTGACCACGGCGTCCACCTCCATCTCGATGACGCAGCAGAACAGCTTCTTTACGGCCACTTGGTCCTCCTGTTTGTCAGATTTGGGGCCAGCCCCTTGGAATATCACGGCTTCTGGCTCGACCGTCTCTCAGGCCCAAGGTGATCTAAGGATTATAACCCCATGACCCAAGTCACTTCCGGCACCTATAACTTTGCACCAAGCCTTGGCGAGTCGGTCCTGAATGCCTTCTCCCGGATCGGCGTAAGAAGGACGGAGATTTTACAGACGCATCTGGATGACGCCCGGATCGAAGCCAACCTGCTTCTTGCCAAGATGAGCAATCTCCAACCCAATTTATGGACAGTTGACCAACAGGCTCTTCCCCTTCTGCAAGGTGCCCCCTCCTACACGGTGCCAGCCGAGACGGTGATGATCTTGGACGTGTTCATCCGGTACGGCAATCCGACCACCGACCGCTCGATGTATCCGATCAGCCGCTCCGAATATGCGACCTATCCGAACAAGGCCACACAAGCCTTCCCGACCGTGTTCTGGTTTGACCGGCTGATTTCACCCACCATCACCCTTTGGCCAACCCCGGACGGTAACGGGCCTTATACGCTCTATTACTACCGCGTCCGTCAAATACAGGATGCGGATTACGTCAATGGACAGAACGTTGAGGTTCCGTATCTTTGGCTGGACGCTTTCGTCACTGGCTTGGCTTATCGTCTGGCTCGTATCTATGCACCTCAGATGGAAGCTCAGCGCAAGGCTGACGCCGACGAGGCGTGGACCAATGCGGCGGCCCAAAACGTCGAAAACGTCAACGTGATGTTTTCTCCCGGTCTTAGCTTCTACTTCAGGTGATCAATGCGCCCACACGGTAATGCCAGAGCCGATAGGAGAAAGCCCCGAGCGTGGGGCATCTGCGACCGTTGCGGCTTCCTTTACAACAAGAGCGATCTGGACTGGCAGTACGAATGGGCTGGGGCCAGAACCTCCAACACCAACATGCTGGTGTGCGACAAGTGCATGGATGACCTTCAGGAGCAGAACCGAGTCATTGTTCTGCCTGCCGACCCGACGCCAATTGTGAACCCGAGGCCAGAGAATTATAACGCAGCCAACAACCCCATCGCTTCGATTGGTACCAATCGGGGGACTATGACTGGCGGAGCAGGCTTAGCCGCAGCCTTTGATGCCAATACCAACAAGCCGTTCTTTTTGAGCGCGGTGACTTACAACTCTCTGGCGGGATTGAACAATACGATTGGCAAGAATTGGAACGGGTTGGACCCGAATAATCCAACCACAGGCCCGACCGTAACCCGCTTCATCGTCAATGCTCCGAATGACGCCCAGTTGGCCGCTGCGGGTGCCGTCGCTTGGTCTTTCCAAGGCTCCAATATGCCTGCCGGATTTACCGATCTGGCCACTGGAGTAACGGTTGGCACCATTGGCGAGATTATCGATGTGACGATCACCCCGACTACCGGGTACCTTTTTCATCAGTTTGTGCTGACCGGAGACGGGATTTCCTCCGTCTCGGTGGCGCAACTGCAAATCTACAAGGTGGCCTGAATGAGCATCAACTACACCACCTATGTCAGCCAGATCGCCAATCTGACGGTGATTTCATCCAATGACGCTAATTTCCAGACCATGCTCCCGGGCATGATCGACTACGCCGAGCAGCGCATTTATCGCGAGGGTGATTTTCTGGCGACCTACATCACCGACATAAGCACCAATGTCACCGCCAATTCCCGCGTATTTTCTTATCCGACTGCTCAGGGCACCTTCTTGGTGATCGATCAGATCAATGTCTTCACCCCACTGGGTGCCACTTCCTCCAATGCGGTACGGGTGCCGCTGGCAGTAGCATCCAAGGAATTCATAGATATCGTATATCCCAGCAACGCCACCTCTATCGGCGTGCCGAAATACTTTGCCCCGGCAACCGCCACAAGAGCCATTCTTGGACCGGTGCCAGATCAGGCATACAATGTTGAGGTGATCGGCACCCAACGTCCAACACCCCTGTCTTCGGGTAATTCCAGTACGTTCCTGACGCAGACCCTGCCTGATCTGTTCATCGCCGCATCGATGGTCTTCGTCTCCGGTTACATGCGTAACTTCGGCTCTCAGGCTGACGACCCCGGGATGGCAGTGTCTTGGTCCAAGCAGTATGACCTGTTGTTTGCATCCGCAGGCATGGAGGAACAGCGCAAGAAGTATGGTTCTCAGGGCTGGCAGTCCCAGATACCCAACCCCATCGCTACGCCACAGCGGGTGTAATCAACGATGGCAATGACATCAGTTACCCTGAAGCCCGGCGTCAATACGATGATGACGCCATCGCAGAACGAGGCGGGAGTCTCGCAGTCCCAGCTTGTCAGATATCAACAAGGCATGATCCAGAAGTACGGCGGTTGGACCAGTTATTACCCAGTCTCCATCGGCTCTACCATCAGAGAGCTTTGGGGATGGCAGGCCGTCAGCGGTAACAAATATCTGGGCATCGGGGCCACGCAGACACTCAGCGTTCTGGTTTCCGGAGCCAACACAGACATTACGCCCGAGTCTGCCACCACCAATGGGGCTGTTTTCAGCGTTAGTTCCGGCAGTAATCTTGTCACCATAGTTGATGCCAATACCAGCGCTTCCGTCTTCACCACTATCGTTCTGCAAACACCGGTCAATGTCGGCGGCATTGTTCTGAACGGCACCTATCCGGTTAATTCGGCGCTGACTTCCAGCAGCTATACGATCCTGTCCAGCGTAGCCGCCAGCACCACAACTACATCCAGTGGCATTCTGCCCATACTTACTACCGTCGCAAATAGCGGTAGCGTTGGCGTCACGCTACCAAACAACAATCTGGTGATTGGATCGGCTACCAATTTTCTAGCCCCCACCACCGTTGGTGGTCTGACTATCTCTGGTCCATACAGCGTCACCTCACTGACTGATTCCACTACGTTCAATATCGGAGCGACGGTGCAGTCCAGCGCCAACGCAACGGCGACGATGAACAACAACCAAGCCCGGATCACTTATTACTACCAGATCGGGCCGCCGTCCTTCTTGGGTTATGGACTTGGTGGATACGGGCTTGGTGGCTACGGTACTGGTGTGGCTGCTCCTGTTGGCACGGCTCCAGATATCACGGCGACGGATTGGACGATGGCAAACTGGGGAGAAATCCTCGTTGCATGTCCGTTCAATGGACCGATCTTTACTTGGCCGCCACAGGGCGGTTTCCAAAACGCCGGTATTATCCCCAATGCTCCGCTTGTAAACGGCGGCATCTTCATCTCTCAACCGCAGCAAATCCTTGTGGCGTGGGCATCAACCCCGGCACTGGATGGTTTTGGCTGGACCCAAAACCCTCTTCTCGTCAAATGGTCGGACTCGCTTAATTTCAACCAGTGGACACCAACTTCGCAGAATTCTGCCGGTTCATTCCAACTCCCAACCGGATCAATCATTAAAGGTGGCATTCAAACCGCTCAGCAAGGCATTCTCTGGACCGATATCGACTGCTATACGATGCAATTCATCGGTCAGCCGCTGGTATTTGGCTTTAGCCGTGTTGGTTCAGGCTGCGGCCTTGTCGGCATGCATGCGATGGGAAATCTGAACGGTAATGTTTACTGGATGGGGCCGAACAACTTCTTTGTGCTTAATGCCAATGGCGTTACCCCATTGCCGTGCCCGGTCTGGAATTTCGTCTTCCAGAGCATTGATACCTCCAATCTTCGCAAGGTTCGTTGCGCCGTAAACAGTCTGTTCAATGAAATCGTCTGGTTCTTCCCGGAGTCCGGGACCGGCGGCAACACCGAGAACAGCCTTTATGTGAAGTACAACATCATTGAAGGTGAATGGGATTGCGGCTCTCTGGGCCGCTCCGCTTGGATTGACGCTACGGTTCTCGGTAATCCAATTGGAAGCGATATACAGGCCGCAATGATTTACCAGCATGAGGTTGGTTACAATGCTGGCGCGGTGAATATGGATAGCTCGTTCCAGAGTGGCTACTGGACCATCGCTGAAGGCAACGAGATGGCTATCGTGGACTGGATTTTGCCAGACATGACCTTCATGGACTACGGCGGGGCCAGTGCCAGCGCCGCCCTGTCCATTACCTTCTTTGCCACCGATTATACCGGTGACTCGCCTCGCATTTATGGGCCATTCCCATTCGTGGCCGGGACCGAATACATCAATACCCGTATTCGTGGTAGGTTCATGGCCATGAAGGTAGAGGGTTTGGACGCAAACAGCTTCTGGCGTATTGGCCGCGTTCGATATCGCTACGCCCCGGATGGGAGACGGTAATGTCGGCTTCGCTTTCTGATCTTCTGACCGCGCTGCAAAACGGCGTAACGGCCATGAATGCCCTCAACATAACCATTGGCCGGGTCTTTCCGGGGGCGACGGCTGTAAGCACCACGGCTCCATCCTCTGTCGGGGCCATCACCTTTACATCAAGTCAGACCAAGGGCTTTATTACGGTGACTACTTCTTCCGGCTTTAGCGCCAAAATGGCTCTCTACTAGGAGACGACCATGCCGTCACATAGCGTCAAGCAGGCCAAGGTCATGAGTGCCATAGCCCATGGCTGGCACCCGGACGAAGGTTCTGTGGCCAAAATCCCGCTTAAGGTGGCCAAGGAATTCCACGCGGCTGACGCTGGCAAGAAATATGGCGCTGGCCACGACAAGAAAGCCAGCGCCCTGCGGATTGCCAGAAAGGCAAGGGATAAATATGCCGAGGGTGGCATGGCCTTTGGCACCGGTAGCCCGGCTGAAGACGCTGAAAATCCCTCACCTGTGTACCAAGGCATTGGAAATGCTGCCGAGGGCGTGGTCAAAGTCCCGTACCACATTATTAAGAACATGGTGGAAGGCTCCCGAGATGTCGGCCAAGGCGAAGATGGGCACCTCACGACACCGCAATCCATCCAAGGCGCTGGTGATCTTGTCGTACAGGGAGTGGCTGGACTGGCTGGTGGCAGGCCAGTACCCAGCACGGCTGGCGTCTTTGTCGGCCCCTACGGCTCGACAGCTTTGCGTAATGCTGCCAAGGAAACTGGGAATGTCGCAGCCGAGAGTGCCTTGGTCCATCCCGTGGTCGGCAAGGAATTAGAAAAAGAAGTCAAGGCGATGCCTGCTTGGATGCGTGATCCCTATCGCAACAGCGTCCAAGAAGATCGTGATCTATGGGCACAAAAGACCTTGGAGGCACGGGCCAAGAAGGGGGACTTCAACGACCGGGACGTTTTCGCCCGTAGCGGCTGGTCATTCACAGCGGATGGCAAGCCAGCAAAGGAAATATCCGATATCGGAGCCAGAATGGTTCCGATCAAGGGCACTGATAAGTATCGGTATGATCACCCCGCTGGTGACTTCCATAAAATCTATGATGTACCTCCGGTAGAGATGGACCCTATAGCTCAGGTGCATGGTGCCAAGGCATACATGGATGTTGCAGAGCATCCCAACATCAGGATTGGGGTTGGAACACCCAAACCATCAGCCACTGATGTTGGTCACGAAATGCAGCACGCCATTTCTCACCGAGAGGGATGGCCAACGGGGGAAAATCCAATCGATGTTGATCCAGCCACTGTGGCTAGAGAGCATTTCCCGGGATACAAAATTCCCACTTACCAAATGGAAGCTCTTGCGAAGGCAGACCCGAGCCTAAAGAAGACCTTTGCAGAAAGAGGCAGTCCTCCCAGCACTGAGGAAATCGCCAAGATAGCTGCATATCTCCATTCCGCTGGAGAAAATCAGGCATTTAACACCATGCTCCGAAGAAAAGAATCTCACCGTTATCTGTCGCACCCAGCAGATACTGAGGCTATCCCCCGCGCCTTACAGGACGTAAGATATTCTGGGTTTGCAGCAGGAGGTAGCGTGGGTAACTTCAATCCGGAGCGGGCATCGGCATTCGGACTTGCCAAGCAAGGTCTGATCAAATCGTCAGTGCCGGGACGTACTGACAAATTAAACCTCGATGTGCCGAGCGGGAGCTACGTCATCCCGGCAGATATCCCCAGCGCTATCGGACAGGGTAACACCACGGCTGGCGGGGCCATCTTGGACAAGATGTTCAACAGAGGGCCTTACGGCATGAGCATGATGAGGTCCAAGGGGCCACGTCTTGGTGCCCGCCACACCTCCATGATGAAGCCAAACAAGCGCGGTTTCGCTGAAGGTGGCGAAACTGGGGCGGCAACACCGATCATTGCGGCTGGCGGAGAGTACATGGTCCACCCAGAGACAGTTGCCAATCTGGGTAACGGTGATATGGATTTGGGGCATTCCATTCTGGACAGCTTCGTCAAGCAGGTTCGTGCCAAGCACATATCCACGCTGAAGGGGCTTAAACCACCTAAAGGGTCTTCTTCATGAACACATGCGGCCAGTGCGACCACTACGTTCATCTCGGTGAAGGAAAGAACGGCAAAGGAGAGGCAACAGAAGTGGGTAATTGCTTCAGATACCCGCCAACCCCTACCGAAAAGGGTAGTGTCTATCCGATTGTTGGCAAGACAGAACGACAGTGCGGTGAATTCAAAAGGAAGGCAGGTAGAAAATGACCTACGAACAAGTTGTTGCTCTCGCGCAAGAGAAAATCCCGGGAATTATTATCATGGAGTCAGCCAAGGATCATGTGGCTTTGCAGAAAGCGGAGGGTGATACGCCGTTCTGTATAACTATCCCCGACGCTTCCCACTTGATGGTCGGTAAGTCGGCGGATGAAATCCTCGCCGCAGAGACGAAGATGATGGCAACTTCTCTGGATATGTATGCAAAGCTGGCCTAATGACCGCTCCATCCGTCATTAGAAAAGCCCTTCCGCACGACGCCCCGGAGATATGGCGTCTGTTCCTACAGGTCCACCGGGAGAATGGGCTATTCCAGTTAAGCCCGTCCAAGGTGACGGAATTCATGGATCGGGCACTGCATCCGGAGCGTATCCACCCCGCTGATACCGGTGTCCGTGCCCAGATTGGTGTCATAGGCCCTCCCGGCAGGCTTGAGGCGGTGGTCTTCGTGCTGATCGCCCAGTTTTGGTACTCAAACGACTTCCACCTTGAAGAGCTACTTGTTTACGTCGATCCGGAATGCCGCAAGTCACGTCATGCCATCACCTGTCTGGCATGGATGAAGGCTCTGGCCGACCAACTCAAGATACCGCTTCTGACCGGGATCATCTCCAAGGAACGGACAGCGGCCAAGATCAGGCTCTATGACCGGATGCTCCCGCGCATAGGGGCCTTCTATCTTTATCCCAAGGATGATGCTGAACTCTCAAAGCCCGAAAGCGTCATGGGCGAGAAACTGAAAAGGGTGGCCTAATGGCAATCGTTGTTACTGATCTTGGGACCGTAAGCGATACCGCAAGCGCTAGTATGTCCCTGACCGTGACCATCCCAGCAAAATCGCTCATCTTTGTGCTTGTTTTTGAGAAAACCACTAGCGGTTCTTTTGGGTTCATCGCGGATGGCAATAATGGATATGGCGTTATAGGCGCATCATTTCCAAATAACTCCACCACTAACGGATCAGTGCAAACTCTTTTTGCCTTCAATTCTGTTGGTTTAAGTGGTGGTACTCTTACTTATACCAAGGCTACATCTGGCGTCTTTGCATCAATGTCAGCGCTTTATGCCACCGGAATTCAAACTACCTCCAATCCAAGAGATTCCGCATCGGAAAACACGACCACTGGTAATAGTGCATTTCCGTCCGTAACCAGTAACGCATTCCTTACTACTGGCGAGTTAGTGGTAGCGGCCCTTGCTTGGGCTGCCGGTGGCGGGGATTCCTTTACCCAAGCTACGGATGGTCCCTATGCCGCTCCCCCAGCCTTACTTGTTACTGTTGGTAACGCCAACGCTATCGCTGGTGGAAATCTTGTGAGGGCAACAACAACCGCAATTGGCTACAATCCGGGTATTCTTAATGTTCGTCCTTGGGTGGCGATGATAACTGCATTCCAACCAGCCCCACCTCCACCCCCACCCCCTGATGCCACCACCTTCATTGCGGTGGGGAATTACTAGACTTCCCGGCCAAGTAGCCGCCAAGGAAAAACCATCCAAGGGCGAAGGCAACTGCGGCCATAAATAGCCAAAATGGGCCTGATCCGCTCATATTCCCTCCAACTTGCCGCAATGAGGACACAAAGGTATAACTGTCGGTGAGGACTATATCTGAACCCCGGGAGGGTTTGGGAGGCTATTACGGGCAGCAAGGGTTCCAAAGGCACATCGACAACCACCCAAGCGCAGAACCAGCTACAGGCAGTCAACAGTGCCCAGCAGCAGGCCAGCTTTACCGGAAGCACGCAAGACCAGCAGAGCGCGTCAAACCAGTATCAGCAACAGGGCCAGAATACGGCCCAGCAACAGCAGGGTACCAGCGCCTATAGCGCTAATCCCCTGATACAGGGTGCCGCAGGCCAAGCGCTTACTCAGGCCCAACAGGCCGCGTCTACTCCATTTAACCTGCCGGTGGCTCCGGTGGCCGGGTTTACGCCTGACCAATTACAGGCTTTCCAGCAAACCCAGCAACAGCAAGGCATTGCCCAGCCTTATTATAACCAAGCCCAGAACCTCTATAACCAGAGCGCCGCCCCGATTTCAGGCCAGCAGATATCCCAATATCTGAACCCCTATGCGGCCAACGTCATGGCTAACCTTCAGGAGAGCCAAGGCCAGCAGATGAACGATGTTACCGGCAGGCTCCAGCAGCAGGCCGGTGGTGTCGGTGGCGACCGTATCGGAGTGGCGCAGGGTGAACTCGCCCGGCAGCAAAATCTGGCCACTGGCCAGACCATGGCGGGTATCTACGGCAGCGCCCTGAGTGCCGCCCAGCAGGACGCCCAGCGTCAGCAGGCGGCGGCTTATGGTGTCGGCAATCTTGGTGGCGCGGCTCAGAACGCCGCCATGCAGGGCACACAGGCCCTTCTGGGACAGGGTAGCCTTCAGCAGCAACTCCAGCAGGCGCAACTGAATGCGCCTTACCAGAACCAGCTTGCCCAGCTAGCGCTGCCTTACCAGCAAGCCCAATACCTGTCGGGGATAACCGGTGGTCTTGCAGGTGCCTTGGGTGGCACCACGGCTACCCAGCAACAAGGCACCGGAGCCACCAATGGTTTCACCGCCGGTCAGAGCAATACTGCCTCGGCTGGTAACACTACCAGCGCCGGGACAACCAACAATGTTGGCTCTCTAAATGGCATCATGCAATCTTTCGGAAACGGCACAAGCACGCCAGCCGCGCCATCCTTCGCTAGCCAAATAGCGGGTCTTGGAACGGCTGGTGCCGGTGTCGTCGGCGCTCTCAATAGCGCTGGTGCTTTCAATGGAAGCAGTGGCGGAACTGTCAATCTTGGTGATCTGGGTGGCGGCGGGTTCGGTAGCGGTGTCACCAATAGTGCCCGTGGTGGCCGTATCGGATATGCCTCAGGCGGGAGCACTATACCCGACTGGATGAGGAATCCTGCCCCTCCCATAATCTTCCCGGACGCCGCATCGCGCCTTGCTTATATTTCCTCAAATCCACGGTATGGCCTGCCAGACAACCCATACTCTCCATTTGTCTTACCCCCTCTTCAGGGTGGTCAGAGTAATATTCCCCCTGCCGCTAGCCCTCCCGCCGCTGGTCCACCTGCAACAAGCGGAGCGCCCGCCGGGCAACCACTTGGCAGCGGAATGGGCAACCTTGGCGGCCAAACTCCCGGTGGCGGCCAGCCCGGTGACGGAATGTCCGGTATTGGTGGACTGGCCGGTAATGCTCCTGCATCCGGGGTAGCCCCGCCCGCTGGCAACGTCGCCCCTGTTACCAGTCAAGACCTTAATAACCCAGAACCCGCTCTGGACCCCGTTCAGGCAATCGATAACGCCATTAACAATCCTACGGTGACGCCAAACATCAGCGTCCCGCCGAACATGGCTGTACCGCCCAACGATCCTGAGTTGGACTCGCAACTCGGTCTTGATAAGGCCGATCCTACACCGGCAGAAGATGCGGCGGCACTGGCGGCAGCCAATCAGCAGGCCGTGCAGGAAGGTTTCATGAGTCCAACGGGAGTACCGGGACCGAATACCACCACTACCTCGCAGTCGGTCAACGCGCCGCCATCTATCAGTGGGATCACTGGCGTTAATACCAACGAAGGCAATATGTCCTTTGGACCCGCACCGACCGGTGAACTTGGATTGAGTGTGGCCGCGCCACCGTCAGCCGGTCTGACGATGGGGCCAGCCACTTTGGGTAACACGGATACCACGGGTACAGACAACGGTTTCGGGACTCCCGGTGCTCCCGCCTCGATGTCTGGCCCCGGCTTTGGGCCGGGTCCGGGGCCGGGTCCGGGTTTCGGCGCAAATATGGGGACTTCCAATGGCTTCGGCACCGCCACGGTAGGCCAGCCCGGATCGATTGCAGGCTTCGGAGTCAACGCCACTGGTGTACCGGGCTTGAATGGGCAGACGGACGCCGCGACTGCGGCTGCACAGGCACAGGCGGCGCAGCAGTCGTCAATAAGTGCCCAGCAGCAGGCGGCGATGGACTCGATGGCGCAGGGCCTGAACCAAGGCCTGCAAGGCTTTGCTACGACAGATGCGCCCGGACTGGCAGGATTAGCCGCCGTTTCGGGCCTCGCACCCGGCTTCGGCGTGACCGGCCTCACCGGCAATCAGACCTCCGATCAAGCCGACGCTCAGATGGGGCAGACGGCGGCCTTTGGCGATCCTACAGGCGTCACCTCAGACACTGGCGTATCGGTCAGCGGCGTTAGCCCGGACGGCTTTAGCATCAGTGGCATCAGCGACGTTGGTGATCCCGGTGTCGCCACTGGTCCAGAAGGAGACATTGGCGGTGTCTCGGTTGGAGACATTGGCGGCGACGTTGGTGGTGACGGTCTTGGTGGGCTTGGTGGCGACGGTGGGCTTGGTGGCGACGGTGGCGGCGGCGACGAAAAGAGAGGTGGCCGCATTGGAGACAGCGGCAAAATCTATCGGAAATTGCGTCCCCATATGCGTTCCCGGTTTGCAAAGGGCGGCGATACGGATAGCGGCACCGACTCTGAAAAAGACTGGATGTACTCGGACCCGGTTGTTCCCATCGTCAAAAACTCTTCGGAAAATCCCAGATATCCTACGGTCGCGGTTCTGGATTTGCGTGGAGAACCAATACAAGCGGCACGCTACGGGGAGACGGCTGCTCAGGCACCAAAGGCAGACTTTGTTCAACTAGCGCAACAACGCCAATTGAATATGACGCCTATGAATATGCAGCAAGGCTCTTCCAGTGGGCAACAGTCTTCTCTCTTGGGCGACATTGCCAGCCTTGGCACTGCGGCTGCTAAAATTATTCCTTTTTTCTCACTCGGCGGCCCGGTAAATGCTGCCAGCCCTTACCAAAGATTTGCAGAGGGTGGTGACAGTGACTTTGGCGCTGGTGATCCTACTGATGCCGAAAGAATGCGAGGTTTGGAGCTTCTGAAACTCAGGTCCGAGCTACCTCCGAAGCCAGATTTCAACAATGCCTTCGCGCCATCTTCGGCCATGGGGCGAATGCCGCTCGATATGGCGCAGGCCCACTATCCCTCCGGTAGTCCACAAAACCCCTATCGGCAACCGCCGCCGGATGCGCCTCGCGCTTTGAGTGATCCAATCGTCAGAGATGAGAGCCTGCCGCGAAGAGTACCGGTCCCCGTGTCTGGAAAGATGGAAACTCCAGCACCAGAGCCTACTGGCTTGAGAGCAATCTCACCGATTGCGGCTGATCTTGCTGAGAAGAACAAGCAGGAAATGCAGGGCGCTAAATATGAGATGCCCTATGGGGACTTGGATCATACGCACGATGTTTCCCGTAATTTTGCAAAAAGCCCATGGATGGCCTTGATCGCCGCTGGCGCTGGCATGATGAGCGGAACGTCGCCCTATGCTGGAGTCAATATTGGTAAGGGACTTACCGCAGGCGTCGAAAACCTCAACGCCCAGCGCAAAGCCTCCATGGGAGAGGAAGAAGTTAATCAACGCGCCAAGCAGCTTGCCATACAGGCAGACAAACACTTGCGGGAATATACCCAGCTTACTCCTGCCCAGACCGTGACTGCCGATATCGCCAAGCAGAAACTTGAGCAAGACAAATGGCAGATGGTCTATGAACCCACCACCGGTAAGGGCTTCTGGACCAAACAAGGCGAAACACCTGTACCGGCACTCCCGGGTCAAGGCCCTCCCGGTGTATCGGCCCCACCTCAAGCGACAGCAGCCACGCCCCCTGTCGGTGCTGGCGGCCAACCCGCGCCCGGAGCCGCCCCTATCAAGGGCTTCTCATACAATCCTCCGTCCGTGGACCCAACTACTGGCCCCGGCGCTATCTTCAATCCAAAGACCGGCAACCTAAGCCCGGAGCAGGTTCAGATTACCCGCGAGGCTATGGTTGACGCCGCCCAAAAAGGCCGCGCTACGGCAGACGCTGAACTTCAGTTGGGCCATCTCAAGCAAGCATTCACCCAGCTTGATGCTCTGGAGAAGGAAGCTGGCGGCCTTCTAAAGACAGGCGCTTATGCTCAGCAGAGGTTTGCCATCGCCAAGACCATTAACGGAGTTCTTGCTCCTCTTGGTCTTGAGCCGATTGATCCAAGGCTAATTGGTTCGGCAGAAGAAGCTCAGAAAATCACAACCCGCCTTGGTCAGGCCCAAGCCCGTCTGCTTGGTGCCCGTGAAGCAGCCCAAGTCGTCAACCAATCCATCGAAGCCAACCCCGGTATCAACAATACCCCGGAAGGCCGTCGCTACATTCTGGCGACTATGGATGCCTCCATCCAGCGCCAGAAGGATTACTCTCGGTTTGTCACCGACTACACCAAGCGCTGGCGATCAGCGGCAGGGGCTGATACCCAGTTCAATCTTCAAAATCCGACAGACAAATATGTCGCGCAGGCTGGCGTCAATTCAGCACCGGAACCATTCAGAACCCAAGCCGCACTAAACGATGCCGTCAAATTCCTACGCGCCAACGCCAGCAATCCTGATGTTGTGAAGAAGTTCAACACGATTTATCACGGGACAGCTTCTTTCTTCCTAAAGAACGACATGACGCCATGAGCGATGACACCCCGTTCAGCGATATGTTCCAACAGAAGCCAATGGCGGAAACTCCGCCGCAGGCCGCTGGACCAACAAGCACGCCATTCAGTGATATGTTCAAGGATGGTGCCAAGCCACTTGATGAGAAGCCAGATCAAGGACCCGCACCCGCTTGGTCTGAAATCCCCGGACAGGCGGCGAAGAATTTTATTCCTGACGCTGGCCACGTTCTTGGTAATATGTACCAAGCGGTAAGGCACCCGATTGATACGGCAGAAAATCTCGGCAAGGTCGGTCTTGGCTATATGGAGAAGGCTGGCAAGCAGGTTGGTTTGCCTTCCGGTCAGGGTTACGAGCAATACGCCGATGCCATGAACAAGATGGTGATGGATAACTACGGTAGCGTTGATAATTTCAAGAGAACCTTGGCTGAACACCCCGCGCAAGCCTTGATGGATATCTCAGCAGTGATGACGGGAGGTGGTTCACTCGGGGCCAAGCTCCCCGGTATTGCTGGCAAGGTGGGTGAGGGGGTGGCAGCGGTTGGCAGCAAGATCGATCCACTCAACATTGTTGCGAAACCTATTGCGGGTGCGGTTCAAGGAACGAGCGCTCTGGCCAAACATCTAGTTGGTGAGAGAACCGGTGCTGGCCCCGAGGCACTGGCCGCCGCACATGAAGCCGGTGTTACCGGTGGCGAGGCCGCCACAGCCTTCCGTGAGAACCTTCGTGGCAAAGCCGATATGGCGGAGCCGGTGCAGGACGCCATGAACGCGATGCACAACATCGTTGCTGACAAAAACAGCACCTACGCTCAAGGGATGGCGCAAGCTGGTCTGGACCAACCTATCAAAGCATCCAGTTTCCGTAGAATAGCTCAAGGCATTCAGGAAGCGGCGGATGTCAGTACCGTAAAAGCTAATCGCGGCCCCATCAACATGACTTGGAATTACAGCGAGGATGGCCTGCGGGCCAAGCACGATCTTGGGGCCTTGGTACAAAGATTTATTGAGCTTCCTCCTGAGTTTCATACCGTTAAGGGTCTGGATGGACTGAAACAAGCAATTGGCCTTTATCAGAAGAAACATGGCGATTTCGGAAGCGATGCCGGTGTAGTTGCGGGACATTATTACAGCGCTGTCTTGGATGCCATCAAGAACCAAGCGCCGAGATACGCTGAGGTGATGGAGAACTATGGCGAGGCCAAAGGGCTTATTACACAGATACAGAAAGCATTCTCGCTACCGGCCAATGAACGGAAGCTGGTGGTCGATACCGCGCTGCGAAAGCTGCAATCTGTCACCCGTAATAATGCCAGCACCAATTACGGATATCGCAAGACCTTGATGGAATACCTCCAGCAAAACGGTGCCCCAAATCTGCCCTATCAGCTTTCTGGACAGGCATTATCATCCAAGATGCCGAGGGGCATATCCAAGGTGGCGACCGAGAAGGGCGTCGAGTTAGGGACTGCCATGATCGGTCTTTTCACTGGAAATCCAGCCTTGATGGCTGGAGCTTTGAAGGCCGCAGGTATCACCTATCTGACAAGCACACCGAGACTGGCCGGTGAGGCTGCGTATTATGCTGGTCGAGTTGCCAAGCCGCTGGGCGCGGTCTTCAACCGTCCAAACGCCCGAATTCTCAATCAGCTTGGCAGGCCCTATACTGGGGAAAACCTTGGCCCTCTTCAGGGTCAAGCCAGAGGCGGCGCGATTGACCGTGCCCTGAGAGCCACCAAGAGAGGCCAGAATGGTTGATCCGACCACAGTCAACACGTCACTCGCGATCCCCATTCGTGGCTCGGACGTTGGCACTTGGGATTTGCCGGTCAACGGCAACTTCAACCTCATTGACAGCATGTTCGGTGGCGTCACCACCATCGCGCTATCCAGCAATAGCGTTACGCTGTTGTCCTCTCAGGGCCAGCAGAGCGTCGTAAGGTTCACCGGCACCATCAACAACAATGTTCAGGTGATACTATCTGGCATCATCAAGGGATGGTCGATTGATAACCAGATACTGAATTCGCCTTCCAGCTTTGGTGTCCAGATACTCACCCCCGGCTCTTCGTTCGGGATTGGGGCACCACCCGGCGTCAATGATATTCTCTATGACGGAACCAGTATCCTCTATCGGAATTTGGAGCGGGTTGGCACCTATGTGGATTACGCTGGCTCAACCCTCCCGACTTGGGTGTCGCTTTGCACCAAGCCACCGTTCCTGCTTTGCAACGGCACCACCTTTAGTTCGGCAACTTACCCGCAGCTAAGCAGCCTGCTTGGATCGACCACGCTTCCCGATGCGCGTGGCCGCGTCCGTATGATGTCCAATCTTGGCACCAGTCGCGTTACTGTCTTCAATGGCGATACGCTTTATCTCGGTGGTGGTGATCAACAGGTTCAGGCTCATACCCATACCGGTAGCGGTACCACGTCAGGCATCAGCGCCAACCATACGCACACTTACAGCGGCACCACCGGCTTCGTCAGCGCCGACCACACCCACACCTACAGCGGGACCACCTCTGTCGAGCAACAGGGCTTTAATTTTAACTATTCCGGTACCACCAGTGGACAAAGCGCAGACCACAGCCACGCCTTGGGTTTCAGCAACACTGGAGTTATCGCCAACGCTGGCTTCGCCTTTGCCGCTTTCGGATATGGCAACACTACCAATACCGCAGGCACCAGCAACGATCACAGCCACACCTATTCCGGGACCACCGGCACGCAAAATCAAAACCACACCCACACCTATAGTGGCACCACCAGCGGCATCAGCGCCAACCACACCCATACTTATTCCGGCACCACTTCAATTAACAGCGTGGACCACACCCATACCTTCAGCTTTACATCAAGCTCGTTTGGTGCAGGCGCGTCCCTCAATATGCAGCCCACTTACGTTGGCGGCATCACCATGATCAGGGCAGCGTGATGAAATTCGTCGTCCCAAAGCTCCAGTTTCTGGACCTCAGCCATCATAACTGGCCGATCAATTGGGATGAACTGAAGCAGAATACCGACCTGATTGCCGTTGGCTGGAAGGCCAGCGAGGGCGATTACATGACAGATCAGTATTACGATACAGCCAGAACCGAGGCCACACAGCGCGGCTATCTCTGGATGGCCTATCACTTTGGAACCAACAATACGGTATCTGAACAGGTTGATAGATTTCTGTCCGTTGCCAAGCCCAACTTCAATACGCGCCTAGCGCTGGATTGGGAGGACTACGGCGAGAAGCAGATGAGCCTGAGTCAGGTTCAGGAGTTCCTCAGCTTGGTGGATAGCAAGACAAATCGACTGGTAACGCTTTACAGCGGCAACACAGCAAAAGAAGCCATGGGGGATACCCATAATGAGTTTCTCGGCAAGCACCCGCTCTGGATACCTAGATATTCATCGAGCGCAAACTCACAGCCCGTCCCACAGGCCTCTTGGGCAGCTTGGGATGTTTGGCAATATGCCGCTGATGGAAGTGGTGTCACCCCCAACGTTGCTCATGGAGTGCCGGGCCACCCTGATTGCAACGTGTTCTATGATAACGTTGTTGCGGTGCGGCAAAACTGGTCCGGAAGAACAGATGTCCCAGTAGCTGGAACTATATATCCCACGCCAAAACCACCCCCAGTTGTCGCCGGGGTAGAATTCCAGCAGAATGCCATTGGCAATTTCTTCAAGGCGATTGCCAACTTATTCAGAGGTAAATCTTCATGAGTATATGGTGGTGGCTGTTTGATGGGTTTCTGGTGGCCATCGGCTATCTGCTTTGCTGGATATCCAAGGACCGCGTGAAGATGATCTACACCAGCGTTGACTCGGAAGTGGAGTACCTGAAGGGACGAATTCACGACCTGACCGGTAAATAGATTTGTGAATATCGTGGATACGGGGGATAACTTATGGACTGGTCAGCGCTTGTACCACTGGTCGCGGGAGCAGCGCCAACAATAGGCTCCCTTCTCGGCGGCCTTATCCCTTTTCCGGGCGGAGCCATCTTGGGAAAGGTGGCTGGGCAAGTTCTTGCCAGTGCCCTCGGCGTCCCGGCTACTCCGGAAGCCGTTAACACCGCCATCACAACCGGTGATCCAGCCGTTATTCAGGCCAAGCTTACCGAAGCCGAAGCCAAGATGCAGGCGGAGGTGGAGAAGCACAAAGCCGATCTGGCTGATGTTGCTGACGCCAGAGCTACCAACGTCGCTCTTGTTCAGGCCAACTCTTCCATCTCATGGGGGCCAGCGGTCATCTCCATCTTGGTGACAATGGGCTTCATCGCCTGCGTGTTCTTCCTGATGGGGATCAAGATCGATTTCAATCAGACTTCTGGTCAGGCGTTCCTGATCTTAGTTGGCGTTCTATCTCAAGCATTCGCTCAAGTGACCGGGTACTGGCTTGGTTCGTCGGCAGGTTCTTCCGATAAATCCAACCAGATAGCTGCACTGGCTGGGGTATCTGCCGCCGCTCCACCAAAG